TAATCCCAAGTAATAAGCTTAGAATTGCCTCGACCACCTGTAGCATCTGTAGACTCAGCTGTCTGTTCAATTGTAGAAACTTTAAGAGTATCAAGGAAAAGAACAGGAATATAGCGGTCAACTATTTTCTTAGTCTTACGAACCTTAAGAGAGCTTACTGAACATACAGCATCAAAAGCTTCATCAAAAATTGTCATATCTGTCATATGAATAAGACCGTTTTCAACAACCTTATCACAGTTTTCAGCACTTATGTATCCATTTTGATTTACCATCCAGCCCATCTTTTCAATTTTTCTCTCGCCGTGGCGACCTACTTTAAAGATAAGACCATTTGTGCCTACAATAACAAGAGCAAGATATTCTGTGCCGGCAAAGATTTCATCTTTGTAGTAAATTGTTTCATTTGTAGCCTTACTTGCAAACTTAAATATACCAGCTGTATCCTGTGAAAGTTTCTTGTAAGAAATATTTCTTAAAAGATAGATATGTGATTTTGCTGAGATATCTGTTGTATTAGCCTTAACATAAATTGCTCTATTTGAAGGAACATCATCACTACCTGTGATAACAACATCTTCTTCAGTAGAAAGCTCTGTTAAAGCCTTTAATACAGAAGCAAGTGTATACTTGTTATTTACCACATCTTCTCCATTATACTGATATACGCCGGCATCATCGTTAGCATTCTGGTCTTTAACTGAAACATTATATCCGCCGGATATTGTTTTAACACCAGAAACACCAGCATTATCAACTACATCAACTATAGTTTTCTTCTGACGAAGAGCAAGAATAGCATCGTTGATACTCTTACAATTGTCTTTGTTCCACATAGTTGCGCCGGCTATGATAGGATCAGTTATATCTGTTTGTGAGCCAGTAATCTGAGTTCCATCTGTGTCTACGCCTGTTCCAAGCTGATTTGGGTCGAAATAGCCCATTTCGTCTGAAACAATAAGTTCAGCATAGTCCTTGTAAACTACGTTAAAAGCTTTAGCCTTAAGAGAGTAAGTAAGTGCTTTAATTGAAGCATTTACATCTTCTGAACTATAAGTTTCTGGAGAGATAGCTCCTTCTAAACCAAAAACTACAACCTTTTCTGTTGAGTTTGGAGCAAGAACAAATTGGTCGCTAAATTCAAAGCCACTACCGAATATATTTGTGTCTGTAAAACTATATCTAGCACCTGTCTTTGAAATTAAGTTCTGGTTTTTAGCAAAAGCATTGAGTATTTGCTTTTCATAAGAAAACTCATGGTTATGTTCATTAGCTTCATCACTAACAATTGTTGCGTCTGAAAAAACATAAGCTTCAAAGCCATCTTCCTTACCCTTGCCATTTTCATCAATAGGATAAACTGTCTGGAGTTTAAGAGCGCTTTTTAATATAGTAGCGGCGCTAATTTCTCTTTGTGATTCATAAGTTTCTTCTTTCTTTTCTATACGGTAAAAAGTGACGTTAGCTACTTCTTTAATACCATACTTTTCAAAAAGATTTGTATTAGCCATATTTTTTATTACCTCCTATTTTTCTTTTAGGCTACCAGCCCAATAATTCGTTTTAATCTTAGTGGAGTCTGCTCCTGCGCAAAGCATTTGAATATCTTGTTGCCATTTTTCTCTGGCTCTATAACGAGTTAATAGTTTATAAAAAGCATAGATAGTAGTATTTTTACAATCTATTCCATAAACAGTAGCTATTTCCAAGAGTTCAGAAATTTCTATTACTTCTCCATTTTTTTCTTGTTGTTTTTTCTTTATAGAGTCTCTGTATTCAGCTTTTAATCTAAACTCTCTTGCTATTGCTGACTCGTTTTCTGGTGGTGGTTCTTTTATTTTCTTAACATTTTGAATACGCAGAATGTCTTGAAAATCTGAAAAATTTTCATTTGTAATTAGTCTTTTTTCTTTTGGAGAACCTACTACTACTGCTTTATAATCTGGCAATAATAAGATATCTTCTGTTATAAAAGTAGAAAAGAATTTCTGTAGCTCCAACAAAAAACTATTATCTTTTGCGGCGCTATCTAAAAGATAGTGTAAAGGTTTTATTTCTGCTATCTTTGGTTCTTTTCCTGTTTTCTCTTTAATTAATTTACAAATATCTACTTCGGTTAATAACAGAGTATCTAGCGCCGCCCCATATAAACTATCTGGAAGTAAAATCTCTCCCATAGTTATTGGGCGAACTTGGCATATATTATAAAGGTTTGAGGGATAACCTAAAAAAGCTTGTTGTTTTATTTTTTCTATATGATTATGAGAAAGCACTAATGCTAAACCTCATAATATAACTACCCATTTCAGTAGTTAGAGTTGAAAGCTCAAAGCCTTCATATCGAATTTCCCCCAATCCATTAATTCTTTTATCTTGTAAACTCTTTCTTATTTCAGACATTATTGCGAATGGGCGCAATGTGTCTCCGGCAATTAGCCACTCCTCAAAAGGACAATATACATCAACTACAAAAGAAAGAATTTCGTTGTCTGGATTTTTTAGTGAAACTTCACCATTGTCAAAGAGAATAACAATTTTACTTTCGGTGTCTTGTTCTTTTGAGTCTACTAAAGGAATAACCCTAACGTTTTTATGAAGTAGCTTCATTGTGTTAATTTCATTAGGGTGCTTTTGTTTATCTAAAGGGTCTAGGTCTGTGTTTATTAATAGGCTACAAAGGTCCTGATTTGATAAAAGTTTTTTGGCAATTTTTATTAAGTTCTTTCCTGTTTCTTGTCCATATTTAACTTCTGACATTTCAAAACCTCCTATCTATTATTTAAAAAGAAATTATCGTCTTCACTAACAATTAAGTCTTTAGATGAATTAGGTTCTGGTTCTGTAGTTAAGATTTCAGAAACAGTTAAAAACGCAACTCCTTTTATATCTATATTATTAACACCTACTATTTTGAAGCGCCGCCCCTCGATAACAAAGGTTAAACCTTTCTTTAAAAAATCGAAATCTTTTGTTATAATTTGCTTTTTAAAATTTGGCTCTATATACCCATAGTTATCGCCCGACTGTGAAAAAATATCAGTTATGAGGGCGGCAGTAAGATTAACATTTTTTATAGGGATACAATTAGTTGTATTACCATATTCATCAGTTATGTTGAGCCGCTCATCTAAGCAAATTACTTTATATTTTTGGTGTCCTTTAGCAACATTATTTTCTTTATATAAAGGAAGCCAAATTTCATTTAATTCCTTATCTTTTGTCTTTTGAAATATTTTTAATAAATCTCCAGTTTTAAAACTTTCTTCTCTATTTGGAATTAACAAATTTGAAATTAAATTTGTTTCACTCCATTTATTTGGTTGTAAAGAACAAATTACATCACAGTTTTCTTCATTAACTTGGTAAACTTTAGCTTGATATCCACTCTTCTTTAAGTAAAGTAAGTCAAATTCTTTTTCTTTACGAGTTTGGATACGCTCTTGTGAAGTATTCCCATCTTTATTAATTCTTTTTAAATATACATCTGAAAAATAACTCATTTAACATCAATCCTGTCAAATAAATTCATACATTCAAAAATTGTTTTTCGATAGTATTTATAAGAAAGATATTTACAACTAGAAAGTTTATAAAATAATATATAATAATCTAGGGTCTTCTGCTTATCAGAATACCCTAGTAATTCAATTAAAATGGACTCCAGAAAGGTTTCCCATTCACCATTCTTTTCTCTTTCTCTTAAAAGTCCATATAGTTTATTTTTCATTTTTTCTTTATATTCCATATTATCGCCGCCCCGCTAATCTTCTGTAGTTGAAAGGACGTCTTTTAACTGAACGATAATAAATTCGCTCCAAAGATTGAGCTTCTTCAATAATCTGTTGCCGCAAAGCGATAAAAGTTTTTAGTAAGTTGGCTTGTGAAAAATCTTTTTCTTCATATTGAGTCTTAATATTTTCCCAAGTATCTACAGTTCTCTTAATCCACTCTTGTTTCATAAAAACCGAGAGAACTTGAATTTCTTCTAACCCCATTTCTTTATCTTTAAAAGCTTTTTTTTCTTCATCTATTTCAAGACTACAACGAGGGAATTTAAAGTAAGGAATAGCAGAATTTAGAATGGAGCGCCAATCTTGAAGAAAAGTTTGTAAATCTTCTTCAGAATAACAGTGCGCCCATTCATCTTCTTTCACTTTACTTAAAAACGCATCGTAAACATCCATTAATTTAACCATTTAAATCACTTCTTTGCCTCAGCTTCTTCTACTTTTTGATTAATAGATATTGCGGCGAGTATATCCGTTCCTGTTATTTTTCTTAACAGTTCAAGCTTGTCATAGTTAGAAGTTATTTTATTAAGAATAGCATAATTAGTAATTTCTCTTATCTGAGTGCCGCTCAAAGTTTTAAGTTCTTTTTCAAAATCTTCCATAGACGCCTTAGTTAATAGCTGAACAATCTGTGTATCGTTCAAAACTTTAATTCGAGTTGGAACTTTTGTATCTTCACTTTCCAAACCTAAGTCAATTTTATCCTGCATACTTTCAATATATAAAATCCCTCTATCTATCATATTACGAAAGCCCGGATGCCAAAGCAACTGCTCTACTGTTTCAAAAGGTATTGGAAGTTTCTGTCCTTTATTATCCCATCTTTTGTTTATATTATATTCCGCAAGTTTTACCCCAACTTTCTTATTAACCATGTTTGTTATCATTACTCTTCTTTCCATTTAAATTCCTCCTTTAAACTCAAAAATAGTGAGTGAGCAATTTAAACTCACTCACTAGTTTCACTACTTTTGTAAAATTAATTAAACTGTCTGTGATGGATACTTAGTATTATCTACACTCAATTCTGTATTTTCGTAAATACACCAATTGTGATGTGTAAGAATACCTACACCAAGTTTCTTATAAGCTTGAATTTCCATAGAGTTATCTCTATTGTCAAATTCCTTAATAGTTGTGTCTCCTTCAAGAACAACCTTAACTACCTTCTCGCCACCGGATGGGAAGATATAAGCAAAGCCCGGATTAACCTGAGTAGTTTCATTAGTTGTATCTGTATATGACTGAGGCATCTGAATTATAGGTGTGCCTCTGAAAGACTGAACATAGCCAGTATCAGCTATAGCCTGAATATCCTTAGGGCTGTAAGTTGGTCCCCAATTAGCACCTGCCGGCGCAATAGCATCTGGTCCCATAGAACCAACAAATTCTGGAGCGGCAAATACAACTGCTGAACCATTACCATATACCTTAGCTACATTAATAAGTTTCTGAAAAGCATCTGGGTCAAAGCCCGCACCAAC